TTGCGATGCCGCAATAGTTCTCGATCATCTGTCGGGCTGTCGTGATGACTGATGTCGACCCGCTGCTGCTTGCGGCGATGTAGGTGTCGTCAAGCGAGTGGAATATGCGCAAATGAGCCTTGGCTTGCGCAGTTGAGATCGGCTCGAAACTCGGAGCGGTTGTGATAGTGGTGTTGACTCTCATGCGAATACCCTCATCGGAGTTGTCGGTGCGGGGTCGAGGATCGGGAGTTCGTCTAGTTGGTCTTGCGTCAGGTCACCGCAGACGCGAAGGTTTGCGTGGTAGCGGTCGTCAAGCACTACGCTTTCCTTATCAACTATTCCGTAAATCTTGCCGATGAAATCGATGTCCACGCGGCCGCCGTCCCACTGCCCGATGATGTCGCCGCTGGCGTTGCGGGTTGCGACACCCGCCGCAAGCAAGCAGGATTCCATATTTGACTTGGTCGATGTGCGTAGGAAATAGTCGATCATGTTGACATCGCAATCAGTTGCGCGCTGGTCAGCGCGGTTGGGTAATATTTGATTTGGCGAATACTTCCGTTAAGAACTGTGGTTAAATCCGTGAGCGTTGAGCCATCGGTGCTAGTTCCACCAAGCACAAGCCAGGTCGGCGCGACGCTAAACGCAATCGCTGACGATGTGGCAACAGTCCCGCCGTTTAAGCAAAGATTGACGGTGGTTGTTGACCCGACGAATGAGAATGCGCCCTTGGTTCGCGCGCCGCTTGTAATTGTGTTGGCAGTTGAAACGCTGTTAGCCGCGCCAAAATCTGCAACTTTCAACGCACCAGCCGCGCTGACCTGTTGCAAATGCAAATGCTTGGTTGTTTGATCGCTAGTCGAAATCACGCTCCGCACAGTCGAAGTAATCCCGCGCACACCTCCGTGGAAATCGACAAAGAATGTGCCTGTAGTTCCACCTGTGAACCAACTTGAGAAGTTGGTGCTGGTCATCAATGCGAGATCGGGGTTGCGGGTTACTTGACTTGCAACGGTAGGAATGTAAGAACTTGCGCTTGTGCCTAGTTCAACCTGTGCGCCCCAAATTAAAACGCCTTTGTATGGTGCAGATGCAGAATAAAATTGTGATATTCCGCTTCCGTTTAATGTTGCGCCATTGTTTAGTTTTGCTTGAAAATATCCTGTTCCACCAATGCAATTCATGGTTACAGTGCATCGATACCAACCATTTGCATATGCTGTAATTGATGAGGCAGTTCCCGTAGGCGCTCCGGCTAGGCCGTCAATAGTTCCAGTTGTAAGTATTGTCCCCGCTTGCAAATCAATATTGATTGTGAATCTAGCGGCGGGTGTACCCTGTCCGTCAGCAATTTGCATTATTAGATATCTGCGACTATTTGATGTCGGCTCTTTTGCCCATAAAGAAAATGTGTATACATTTCCTGTTGATACGCTTGGACTTTGCTGTACAAAATGTTGGGCATAAGTAGTTGAATTTTCTGCCAATAAAATTGCAGTATTTGCATTTTCGGGACTTGTTCCACTTGCCGCTGTCACGGCAACATCGCCCGATGCCGAGCCTTTTGTCCACGCCGCATTTGTATAATCTGCGCTGTAAGTAAATAAATTTATTGCGCTTCCCTCAATTAACAAACCCTTTGCCGCAAGCGTCGTTGGGTCGTAATCAAAGCGCGCTTCGTTCGCCACGGCCGTAGTGACATAGCCCGATGAATTGATGTAGGTCGCAGTGTTTGCAGATCGTGTCAGCACCACGCGAGAATCTAAAGAGCCACCTGTAAAATCCAAATTCAGCGTGGACCCGTCGCCTTTGCGGCGAAACAATAGCGCGGCGGCGGCGTTGCTACGGCTCATCGCTTAACGCCCTTCCTGGTTGCTGTGCGTGGCGCCAGCTGAGTGGCGCTTCGTAAATCGTCGCTATCGTCCGCGCGCTCGCAAATGCCCGTAGAAATTAATTCTATGGCCTCGGCGGCGCTGACGCTCAGTATAGTTCCTAGTGGAAAAACTTCAGCCAAAGTGCTACCCGCCTTTATTAGTTTGACGTTTTCCATGAAATCCCCCAAGCGCGGTTAGGCGCTTGGGGGGTGAAATCAAATATACCGAAGTAAACTAGTGATTAAGAGGCCGCACACTTCAAAGCTTTAAACGCAAGCGCTGGCAGTGTGAGAGCAATATCGACGCGATTCTGGAAAAGGTATCCAGTTTGATTTGCGTCAGCGTATCGCTCACGAAGAGTTTTCATCTCAAAATTACTGCGTTGACCAATCACGCAATTATTCTTGAATGAACCAATCAAGCCAATAATCTTATTGGCGCCAACTGAATCCAAGCCAGCGGTAATATGAACTGGAATACCCATCAGGCGGTCCGGCTCAGATTGATCCGTGGAGTTAACCCACAAGAGATTAGTTAAACCGCTTGCAATATTTGGAAGCTGTCGAATCAATGAAGCAGTATTGTCATTGATGAGAATCACGGCATCCTTGCGATATTGTCGGGCCAATGAATATACCCATGTAATAACTTGCGCTACGGTTGGACCCGTAATTGTACTGGCGCTAGTGGTCAACGCCGCATCGGTTGTAATACCTACGGGTTGATTACTTGCGCCTGTACCTACTAGGAAACCAGTTTCCTCAGTTTCAGCAAGAATACGCGCGGCTTGCTCAGCGATGATGCTTTGCATATTAAAACTACGGGCGCCGGCATCCTCAATCAATTCATTGGAAACCTTCAACAAACCAGCCAAGCGCTTTGGTGTAAGCGTTACGGCTGTGTATGTTGGTGAGGATTCCGATGGGGCCGTGGCTTCCGCGGTCCAACCAGCAACCATTTGCGTGGCTTCCACGGCCACGTTACGCTGAAAACTGCCGCAATTCATAATTTTGCTTCCGCAACTGCGGACTGCATTTAGCGTCTGAATCTTGGCGGTCAACTGTGCATCATATTCAATTGGCGGAATAACCGTTCCGCCTTGGCCCGATGCTTCACCCAACGCGCGAATAAATTGTGGCGCTGTGTGTTCACCATTACGCAAATATTGCTCAAACGCATGGGCGTAACTTTCAGTGCTACGGATTTCCCATTGCTTGTTCAACTGTGCTTCGCGCGCGTCAATTACCTTGGCAGACTCGCGAACCACCGGCGCGCCTGGGGTATTCTTAGCGGTATTCTCCATGCCCATCAATTCCTCGTTGCGCGCCTTTTGTGCGCCAAGCGTGGCGTAGGTTGCCTTGAGGGAATTATACTGCGCCTCTTGCTCAGTTGACATTCCCGTGTCCATTGCATTTCCAGCCTCTACCAATGCTGACATTTCTTGGTAGACCTCGCCCATCTTCGTCAACACTGTTTTATAATCACTAGCCATTTGTTTCATTCCTTATAAAAGTTCAAACACCGCGGTAATATCATTGCTTCAACGCGAAGCGTGATACCTACCGCGGCGATAGGTATCTATGAAAAGTTAACTACGTGTAATGTTTAATACTCCAGCCGCATTTAGTAAGGCGCCATCGGCGCGCACACTTCCTACGAATAATGTCTGATTTGTGTCTGCGAAAGTTTCGTCATATCGCGCCACGCTAAACCCGCCAACGTTGGTGGCTAGCAAATACTTTGTGAAATCGGCGAAGCACACTAGCGGCTCGCCGCTGGCGATTGACGCGTTAGTGGTAAGACGTTGGTATACCACTGGCAAACCTTCGTATACCGTTCCCGTTTGCATTGCGCCGCTCATTGTTGGAAATAGGATGGGGTACGCTGACGGGTCCCATGAACCCAGCGCGCGGGAATTTACTACCGCTACGCAGTTGCGCCAACTTTCGTAATCTATAGGTGAATCACTACTCGCGCCTGAAAGCCAGGCGGCGCTTAGCACGTCTTTAATCGTGTTGGTGGTAGCCACGCCCGTAGCGGCCGTGCGCGCGTAGTTGCGCGCTGAATTGTAAACGCCTTGGCATTCTGTGCTACCGGCGCCTACCACCATTTGGCGATTGATTTCAGTAATCATTTTGGAAGTAAGTTCACGTTGCAAGAATGCTTCAATGTCTTGCCCGGCTTGAGAATCGTTTAGCAATTCGTTTGAAACCTTGACCCATGAAGTAACCTTATTCAAGCTGAACGTGTATTCCGTAACGCTAGTTCCGGTGCCTTGCGAAGTCTTGGTAAACAGCGGGCTACCACCTGTTCCTAGACTTGCTTCAGCCACTCCAGTATTCAAAGTATTGGTTGTGGTTAGCACTGGCTGGGTAAAGCTGGTTGTGGTTTCAACGCGCTGGACGCGCGAAAGCAAAGTATCCTGTGTCATGGCGTTATCAATGAACGTAGCCCACGAAGCGCCGGCGATTACAGCGCCGCCAGCGCCTACGGAAATGGCGCGCGTTTCAGCGTCAGTAAGCATATTGCGTCCGCGCAAAAGGTACTTACTGTAAATTGCTTGGTAATCTTCGGATGCTGTATGCAGTGGTTTGTTCATATTATTCCTGTGGGTATAAACCCATTTATTAAGTATAAAAGTAGTACGCTGGATTACGCTACGCTCAGGGCGTCGCATTGCTCCACTCTAGGCCGCGGCGTCAGGCGCCACGGCTAGGCTATATTCAATTAGTGACATTATAACTATACTTACAATTTACGCAAGTATGTTTCAAAACTCAGGCGGGAGGTATACGCGTCGCTTTTGTTTGGGTAGTTCCCGAACCTGAACCTCGGTATTAGGATTTGCCGGAAAACACACCAAACTTAATTCCATTAGCTTTGCGCGTTGAATTTTGCGGGTTGGTTTAGTCGCTCCCTTTTCCCTAATCATCACTTCCTGCTCGCATATAAATCCAAAACTGCATTGATTATAAACGCCAGCGCCCACTAAGGTATGTACCTCCCGCGCGCTAGGTGTATCCAATAGGCTACACTCGAAGCCTAGCCCCACCTCATCCGTAAATACCCGTAGGTTTCCAGCGCTGACGCGTCCAAGTGGTTTGCTTGTGTCATGGTTCCAAAGCAAAACAATACTAGGATTATCCTTGCTGGCGTCGAAACAGTCAGCCGCTAGGGTTTCGTAGCAATCTCCCATATCGTATGGGTTATTAAACTTGGCGGCATAACCTCCGATTTTCAGAGGTTCACCCGGCAGTGGCTCGCTACTTGCGTTTAATTTTACTTGTACTTCCTTGCGTGTTTCAATTTTCATTTTGTACCTTTCGGTTTGTTTGGATAATTTCGGAAATTAGCCGGCGCGCGAGCGCTTCGGCGGTGGCAATGTGGCCCACCGTATGCCAGTCATCTTTGCGGGCGCGCGCTTCACGTTCAATCGTGTCCGCAAACGCGGTGGCAATGGCGGCGCCGTCACCGTCACCCACACCGCCCAAGAGACTTAACAGCCCTTTGTATATCGGGGAACACTCAGCGCCTAGGCGCGCCACGTCAGGGCGCCAGCGTTGGACCTTGGCGGGCGTACGGCATGACGCCAGGTACTTTGCCTCCGCTTCGCAAGCGCGCGCCATTGCGGCTAATGCGCTCGGTAGGAACAGCTCTAGCGCCTTTGCTTCCGCTACGGGCGCTTCGGGCGCCGTTGGCGCCGCGGGCGCTGGCGCCGCTTTGGTTGGCGCTGGCGCTGTTTGGTTAATACCCGCCAGCACTGTGTCAATCTTTGCGGGGTCAAGCGCTGGAAAGCCCGCAAGAATCAAAGCCTTGCCAGCTTCGGCGCTCATCACGCCCGTAGATACGCTTGCAATGATTTCAAGAATGCTGGCAATTTGTGCGCCGTTAAGCGCCGTATCGGCGATAATAGTTCCATTGTCGGCAGTGGCCGGCGGTGGCGTGGTTTGTGTCCCGGTTTCGCTTCCTTGCTCCGGCGGAACAGTTCCAGCCGCCGCCGGCGTTTTGCCATCAGCCACCGCGCCAGGCGTGGCAGTATTCAGCGGTACGCGTACGGTATCGCCACTCTCGCCAATACTTGGAAGTGATTCCAAAGCCCGCGCCTCATTAACAGTAAGCAAGCCTGTGGTGAGACCAATATTATATGAACTATAACGGCTAGCACGGTCACCCCGCTGTAAATCGTCAAAATTTATACGAGTATAATAATCAGTACCGCGCTTAAATAGTTTGCGGTTTACTTCCTGTTCGATAATACTAGCGTAGTTTGCCAGCGTTGAACTAATAAACGCGGCTTCACCTTGCTCTTGTGACGAGTACGAAATACTTTCCGTGGCGCCAATCTTAAACGATGGGACGCCAAAGGCGCTGGCAATTTGCGCCCTGCAATACTTGCGGACGTCAATCATCTGATTCTCTACCATGTTGGTAGATACTGGGCTAAAGGTAAGCCCGTTTTCTAATACCGCAATACGCCCGCTGTTGAATACCCCGCCTTGCTGTTTCTGCCAAGACTCGCGCAAGCGCCCGGCGGCTTCAGCGCTCAGGGTGCCTGGCATAGTTAATATACCGCTTGGCCTTGCACTGTTGGAAAAAAATCTAGCGACATATTCCTCCAGCGCCAATTCTTGTGCAATTAAATTACGCATTGCGGCGATGGGCGCCATTCCCAAAATTCCATCCCCGCCCGTGGCGGTGAGCGAATGTAAAATATCAAAAGGGCGAAACATACGCTGTTTATTTTCAACGCTTGCTTTATCGCTTACGGCTCCAGAATAATACTGGTAGTAGGGCTGGTTGGCCTGGTCCCGTTGCATAAACATATAATCAGGGCGTAGATGCTCAAGCGAAACCGCTTCCCCTGCGGCGTTGCGCTGTATAAAACTGTAGCTGTTCCCGTATAAACATAAATCAGAAACCGTAAGCTCCCTCCAACTGTGGGCTGTCATATCTTCGTTAGATTCGACATTTAGTAGCCCAAAAATACTATGCTCTTTATCAGGCTCGGCGGTGCCTGTTTTATAATCGTTTTTTAAAACCATCCACGGCATACGCGCGATGGTTTGCGAAATTAGTTTAACGCAAGCGTAAACGCTAGGCGCGCTCATCGCGTTCTCAGGCGTAACAGTTATATTACTTGTGCTAAAATCGCTTAAATAACTTTGAATACTTTGCCCGATTGGCTGGCCTATATTCGTATTATCCTCAAAGTCAGCGCGCGGTGGAGTCTTAAAAGCGCGCAAGAGTAAATCTTTTAGAGCCATTTTAGGTCGTTGCTTTCATAAATTGAGGGTGTATTATTTTCCGCATCCTTTGAACACATACACGCGAGCGCTGTTACTAACGCGCTACACGCGTCTATTCGTTCCGTCGATTTTGCTTTGCTCGGCTTACAATTACCGGCGCTGTCTATTTCCAATACGCAATTACTTACACACCAATCCAAAACAACGTTAGCTGGGTGGATTAATTTCCCACTTAAAACTAAGCTCTCTAACGCGCGACACGGCTCCGACATGGTTCTATAACCCTGCCTTACTTCCACCATTTTAAACCCTTGGCTTTGCAACGTGGTAGCTAGCATCGTCGCATTCCAAGGGTCGTACCCGCACAGTATAATAGACTTCGCTATTTTCGCAATTCGTTGCAAAGTATTTATAATTGCGTCATAATCTACCACGTCCCCGCTTGTGGCCTCTAGGTGGCCGCGCTCGCGCCAATCCTCATACGGTACGCGGTCTAATTTTGAGCGCCGTTTTATACCATTCTCAGGACAGAAATTGAAAGGAATACACGTTACATTTTCTTCCTCGTCTGTGAATATACAGGATATGCAAGTTAAATCTACGGTGGTGCTAAGGTCCATTCCAATATAAAGATTTTGACCCGCCAGTGATTCGATGTCTAAGCCTGGCACCGCGCAAGCGTTCCAGCTCTCCGCGCTGATCCATCGCGTTTCGCTCTCGGTCCACTGGTTTAAGTACAGCCGGCGGAACTGCGAACTATAACCCGTTAGCTCTAGGCTTTTAGAATGCTCGGCGCGTAGAAATTCTAAACTGACTGACACGCCCAGCGATGGGTTACATTTCGCCCACACTTTTTCATCGTGCCAATCGTCTTCCTTTTCGGCTCCCCAAATCACGGGCAAGAATGCTGGGTCTTTAACTATACCCTTGCGGACATTATCCGCATATTGGTGTAGCTTCCAACACAGGGAATTCTTGTCATGGCCAGCGGTTGTAATGCTTAGTATAAGCGGTTGCGCGCGCGCCGCCACGCCAGTAACCAACGCGTTATATAATTCCTCGCCCGCTGGCCCAAATGTATGGACCTCATCCAGCACGATACAAGAGGGACTTTTGCCGTGCTTATTGTTGGCGTCGCTACTGATTATATCTAAGCGCCCGTTATTATCCTTAGCAGATATTGTATTCCGCATGACCTCGACGCATTCGCTTAGCGTCTTGGAATTTTTTACCATCATGCGCGCCGTGTCACCACACACCGCCGCTTGGTCTCGGCTACTTGCGGCTATCACCACTTCCGGCGCGTTCTCGCCGTCAGCTAAAAGAAGATATATTCCGATGGCCGCCATCATTGTGGTTTTCCCATTTTTACGCGGCAGTTCTAGATAAGCGTTGCGATAGCGGCGCGTACCGTCTTCCCTCATCCAGCCAAACAGATTAGAAATAAATGCGTGTTGCCAAGACTCCAAAACAAACGGCTTGCCAGCCCACTTGCCTTTGTGGTGGGTTATGTGGTTCTCGAAAAACGCACAAGCATTTTCTGCCCGCTCATTATCGTAGTAGTCCCCAGGCGCCGCGGTGGCTACGGGGTCATAGCCTGGGATATTCTTGGGGCAAACTATCTTACGTTTTTTTGACATTGGTAAACCGTGCGGCGAGTTTTGCGGCGCCGCTCACCGCGGCCACGGCTTGCGTGGTCAGCCCTACGCGGGCGCTGGCGGTCAGCCCGTAGGCTTGGATGATCTTCACCGCGTCTGCCCTGGCGTCACGCGCGCGCCGGCTCCACGGGTTTACAATTAATCCCTTTTGCGGATGGTCTATACAGTCCCCGCCCGTTTCGGGAATCATGCGTTCGCATTGGTTACCCTTGGCAATTGCTTCGGCGCAAATGCTCAGCGCTAGGCCGTCTTGCGTTTTTAATACGCCCAGCGCGCCAATATCACGCAACAGAATTGCGTACATTTCCAGCGCTTCAGTATTGTCTTGAATAAATGGCCAGGGCGCCGGCACACCGTCGGTACCTTGAACTTCTGTTAATGATCGCGCGAGTCCCTTACGTGAACCGGAATCAATCAGTATTTTGGTTGGCGTTCGTTGGGGACCGCGCGACATTAGGAACGAGTATACAGAATCAAAAAAAATATACAAGTTGCGCGCTCAATGTATACCACCCGCAATGTTAACTTTGATAATAGACGCACTGGCGCGCAAATAATGAGGGTACTAAATAAAAGGGTCATTATTTTATACTGGGACACGTGTGCGTGGATT